CAAGTTCCTTCATTATCTGACACTTTAATTTGGCAAAATGGCGATGCTTGTGGGTTTTCTGCAAGTGGAGATACAACCATTTCAGCACGAGTTTTAACAGTTGGTAGAGTAAAAGTAAATAAAGAATGGTGTATTAATGATTTAGAAACTAAATACACTCAATTATTACTATCTCCAGGCAGTAATTACGATGCTTTGCCAGGTGGAATTGATGCTGCTTTTGTTGAAACTGTACTAGGAACAACTAAAGAAGATACCGAGAAAGCAATTTGGCAAGGTGATACAGCAGCAGCTAGTTCTCAATTAAAACAATTTGATGGTTTAGTTAAGATAATTAATGCAGCAAGTGGAACAGTTCAAGCAAATGCAACTCCTTTTATTGGAACAGCAGTAACAGCAATTACAGCAGCAAATGTTATCAGCGTAATGCAAGCAGTTTATGCAGCAATTCCGATTGAAATTTTAGACAAAGCAGATTTAAGAGTTAATGTTGGTACTCACATTTTTAGATTATACCAATTAGCATTAACAAATGCAAATTTGTTTAATTTCATTGCAACTGATAACGCATTAGGCGAAATGAAAATTCATGGTACTAACGTAACAGTTGTATCAACTCCAGGACTTAATAACATCAATGCTATTTACGCATTGCGTGATAGTAATATGTTCTTAGGTGTAGATTTAGAAAATGAAGAAGAAGAGTTCAAATTTTGGTACTCAGAAGATTTTGATTTAGTTCGTTTTAAATATCGTTTTAAAATGGGTGTTCAAGTATCGCAAGTACAAGAAATAGTAAAGTTCACTTTATAGTCATTTGGGGGTTAATAGCCCCCTTTAAACCCCTTTTAAAAACATGGCATGTGCAATAGTAGCAGGATATTCGCTAGACTGTAAAGACACAGTAGGCGGTATAAAGAATTTATACATAACAGAACAATCTAACATTACAGCGATAACTGAAAATGCGAGTGGTTATGTAACAGCAATAACTAAAACAGCAGGTAAAAAATATTTTACTTATGCTTTAGAACCTAGAGGTGCAAATAGCACAACTAACAATATTCAAACTGACCCAAAAATAGGAACAGTAGCCTATGAACAAACCATAACTGCTACGTTCTTAAAAATGCAATATGAAACGCAATTTAAGTTACAGCAAATTATTAAGAATAGAACATCAATAATAGTTGAAATGAAAAGCGGTCAATATTTTTTATTTGGTAGTGCGAATGGTATGGAATGTACTGGCGGTACTGGGACAAGTGGAGCAGCAATGAATGAGTTTAATGGTTATACTTTAAATTTTGCAGGTATGGAAAAAGTATTTGCACAAGAAGTTGATCCCTCAATCGTAGCAGCATTATTAGTTTAGTTTAATAACATTTCAAATAAAAGCCAACTGATTAAATTTAGTTGGCTTTTTTATTTTAACAAACTTTTACAAAATTTATATTTAAGTGTAGTGTTAAGAGTTATAAAAAATAGTGAAAATGTTTTAACAGTTACTTTAACTGAAAAATCAAATTTGCCTAATCCTATTTACTTATTTAAATTTGTAAATCAAACTTCAAATGTTGCCTATTGGTTTATTAGCGAAGATGCAAGCCTATTTAAAGAAAGGTACAATAAGTTTACATTAATTGAGCTTAACAACATATCACCTATTGAAACACTACAAGGCTATATTACACTAGGTTTGCAGGGATTTTATGACTATGAAATATACCAAACTACACTAACTAGCTTAGATGGATTAGATAGCGCAGTAGATGCAATTCCTTTTATTGACAAAACAGTTGAAGTTGGAATAGTTGATGTTGTATTTGCAGCCGAAGAATACGCAAAATATGAAGTTCAATCTGACACTAACATAGTTTACCAACCTGAATAAATGAGTTATAAAAACAATATAATTACGTTAAAATTTAGTAACGATAAAGTCCCGCAATTTGTTGAACAAAAACAAAAGGAATGGGTGAAGTATGGAGAAGAGAATAACTACCCTCAATACTTAGTTTTATTGTTTAATCGTAGCGCAAAACACAACGCTATTATAACAAGTAAACAATTATACATTGCTGGTAAAGGTTGGATATTTGACCAATCGTTAATGCAAGGCGAAGAAATAGCAGCATTGCAAGCGTTTATAGATAACCCTAATCAATACGAAACATTAAACGATTTAGCGAAAAAAACTATTTTAGATAATGAGTTATTTGGTGGTTGTTATTTAAAAGTAGTTGGAACAAAAGGCAAAAAAGGAGTTCAAATATTTCATTTAGATTACTGCGATATTAGGAGTAATGAAGATAATACAGAGTTTTACCATAGTTCTGAATGGTTGGATATAAGCGGTAACGAAAATAGTAATCCTAAATTTAAAACTTACCCTGCTTATGACCCAAATAAAAACCAAACTGAAAGCGTTTATTATTACAAGTCGTATAGACCAAACTTAAAAACATATACACTACCTGAATATATTGGTGCAGTTCCTGCGATAATAACTGATGCTGAAATTGCAAATTTTCATAGAGCAGAAATTCAAAATTCATTCAAAGGAAGTAAGATGGTTACTTTTGTAAATGGAGTTCCTGCAGATGATGAAATGAAGAAAACTGAGCGCATGTTAAAAAGCAAGTTTACTTCAACCGATGGCAGCGGTTCAATCGTTATTGACTTTGCAGATGATAAAGATAGAGCAGCGATTATTCAAGACTTAGATAGTGGCAATTTTCAAGATAAATATAACGCTTTAAACGACACAATCCAGCAAGAAATATTTGTAGGACACAAGATTACTTCACCAATGATATTTGGCGTAAGGGTGCAAGGCCAATTAGGTGGCAGGGCTGAAATGATTGATGCTTTTAATTTATTTACAAATACTTATGTAGCACCAAAACAAGAAGTTCAAGAACAAATATTTAATATTTTTGCACCAGTAAATGGTAAGTTAAAGATAAAACAACTTGAACCAATCATGCCTAGTTTTAGTGAGCAAACATTACAAACTATTTTAACTAAGGATGAGTTAAGAGAAATTATAGGTCGCAAACCTTTAGAAGTTACGCAAGTAGTAGAAACACCAACAGTCGCAAAGTTTAGCAAACAAACAAAGGACTTAATAGACTTTGAAACATTTAGCAAATATGGTGAACCAACTGAAAACTTTACAGTTGTAAAAACTAAAAAGATAATGTTTGGTAAGCAAGATTTTATCAGTAAATTAGAGCAAGGGGTATTAGACATTATCAAAAAAACACCTGATATTAATATTGATGATTTAACAAAGGTTTTAAAGGTTGATAAAACTAAAATTACTGATGCTTTAGAAACATTAATTGCTGATGGATTGATTGATAAAAATTTAGTTATAACAACAAAAGGCGAAAACAAAAACGTGCCTAGTTTTAGCGAATTGTTTATTCGTTATAAATACACTTTGCGAAGTGATGCACCTGCTTTAGTTAGTGGTGGCGAAAGTCGTGATTTTTGCGCTGCTATGATGTCTAATCCTCGTTATTTCAGTCGTGAAGATATAGAGAATATAGGTCGTGACTTAGGTCAAGTTTATGACATACCTAATTATGATGCTTTTCGTAGGCGTGGCGGTTGGTATCATGACCCTAATCAAGATGTAAATTTACCATATTGCAGGCACATTTGGGTACAAGAATTAATTAAAAGAAAGTAATGGCAGCACAAGTATTATTTTTAAGTGAACAAACCTTAAAACAAAGGTCAGTACTACAAGAGAATGTAGATATGAAAATAGTTACACCTACCATTATTGAGGTGCAAGAGTTCTATATTTTACCAATCTTAGGAACTAGCCTTTATAATCAATTAAAAACACAAATTGCAGCTAATACAGTTAGTGCAGCAAACAAGAATTTAATTGATAATTACATTACGAATACGATGATTTGGTATATGCAGGTAGAGTTACCATTATCAATGAATTATAAGTATTTTAATAAATCGGTTGGAGTTCAAAATGCTGACAATATGCAGCCTGCTAATATGAGCGAAATAAGGGACTTGATGGAAGAAGCTAGGAATAAAGCGCAAGTGTATGCCGAAAGGTTGACTAAGTTTTTACTAGCCAATACAACTACTTACCCTTTATACTTGACTCAAACTGGAGTAGGTATTGACACTATATTCCCACAAAGAACTAATTACAATAGCGGTTTAGTTATCGGTGGTGATGGGTGTTGTATGGGTAACTATAATTTTAGAGGAATTAAAATTGAACCTAGAGAATTAACACAACCTTGTACTTTTTGCTAAATGAAAACTAAAATAAAAAACGAAATTAAGTTACAGCAATTTATCAAACAAAATGAACTTTTACTCACTCAATCAAATAATAGACTTATTCCAAACAATAGCGACAAACCACGCCCAAGTAAACGGATTTAATTTTGGTGAAGAGTCGGATATTTCAGCAAGTGAGCAGGAACAATATCCATTAGTTTGGATTGATGTAACTGATAGTTCAATTGATAGCAATACACTAACAATTA